CACCATCTCCGTCCATACCACGCTGTCCAGCCATAGACATTCCTGTCATGCTGTTCATACCTCTAGGCATTACGTCCATAGATACATTACCGTTGTAGTAACGTCCGTACGATTCTCCAGTTCCAACATACTCCATCATAGCTGTAGCAGTTGTAAGGTCATTTAAAGCGCAGAACAAATGCTTATACTCTTCGGCCATCTTATCATCAATAGGACCTTGAGCATTCAATTTGTCAATAGCAGCATCAATCTTAGATTTTGCAAGTTCATATCTTTTATCCAATTGTGCTCAACTCCTTCCTATGCCATTTTTCCATCGATTGTTAGGTTTCCATTTTGAACTGTTATGCTTGGAGCTGGTACTCCTGCTGGATCGTCAACTATTCCTGATACATAATCGACTGACATGCTGAAGCATCCACAGCACTTTGGAACCTTTACAATTGTTGTAGCAGTAACGTTGCCAAATTCATCCACTGCTGCTGGTGTAAATATTGATCTACTGTCAGTTCTCTGCTCGCCATTAACCATAATAGCAACAGCGATAGGACCTACAGTTCCACCAGTTGGAATGGCTAGGTTACCGTTAAATGTTACTTGGTATTCGTTTCCTCCTGACTGAGGGCAGTTGTTTCTGCCTGAGAGGATATAGATACCAGAACCGTTGTCATGATATACTTTACCGTTACCACGACACTGGCAATTAGAAGAGTTGAATAGAATCGGACTATCTAGCAACACATTCTGTTCAATAGCAATATAATTCTCCATAATCATGCCTCCTTTCTAGAAGGAACCGCATGCGAAGTTATTGCCACAGTTACATCCGTTTGGATTAGAAACAATGTAAGCTGGTCTTGGTACAGGGTTGAGATAATCCTCTAGAACTGATGTCTGACGAGAGTTATCAGCAAGAATCTGTGCTGTCTGAGCGTTCTGAGATGCGGCAAGGTCTTTCATGTAAAGCTGCTGCTGAAGCTCTGCAATTCTCTCATTCTTAGCATCAATCTTATCCTGACACATCTGGTCAAGAATTCTTTGGTTGCCAGCTGTCATAGCTGTAATAACGTCCTTAAGGGCGTCACTAACAGCTGATCTGTCTGCACACGCCTCAGTGGCAACCGTGTATTTCAAATCTGCCAATCCAGCTCTGTTCTCGCAACAACAATTCTGTAAGCTATTAGCTACGTTATTGATTGAAGCATTAAGAGCTGTAGTGTCAGCAAATCTCTGATTCATGGAAGCGATTTCACTGTCATATGTAGCCTTAATCTGGTTAAGGTCGCGTCCACAAGCAGATACCTCTGCTCCAGCGAAACCATTTGTCAATGATGTCTGGATGCCAGCAAGCTGTCCAGTAATAGCTGCTGTATCAAATCCGTTGCGAATCTGGGAGTCGGTGTTCTGAGCTGTGAAATAAGGCCATAAAGATCCAGCATTTCCGCCAAGACCGTTGTTGCCCCATCCATTTCCCATGAAAGCAAAGAGAAATAGAAGAATCCACCAACCATCGTTACCGAATCCGCCCATGCCGTTTCCATTACCGTACATAGGTGATACAGGCATTACCATACCATTTCCATCATTTTCTGATAGTCCCATAACTATCTCCTTTCTACCGTTAATTCTTACGGTTAGCAGCTCTTCTCCCTAATTGAAGAGCCGGTTAATAAGTTACATTTATACTTAAATTGTCTTAGCGTGCATTCGACAATTAAGCATCTTTTGTAATTAGATTCTTGAATGCCTCATATAGACCTGTAGAAGCCAATCCACTAAACATACCACCGAGCAATACTTCTGGTGTGATGGTGCGGCAAATCCAAGCGTTTAAAAGCACTCCAAGAACACCCATAATAAGTGGGATGTATTTGTTTACTTTGTCTGTAGGTACTAAGTTCTTAAGAATATAACCTACGCAAAGGCAAATACCAACGACTAAAGGTACTATGAAATTGTTTAAGAAGTTTACATCCATAATGATACCTCCTTTTAAATATAATGGATTGAGGTAGGTCAACGTAGTCAGCACTGTTAGTAGGCTTGTTGACCACACAAGACCTCTTATCCGTTTTTGTATTCCTCAAGCCTACCTTCCTCAGTCATGTGTACATGGAAGTTTATGAAGAATTTATGACTGAGTACACTTAATATAATTTATGATACTCTAATAATCCCATATACCCGAATATAATCTTTATCACCTGTAGGATATCCAAGATCATATGATCCTGTAGTTACTTTAATAGAAGTAGCACTTAGTCTATCTATACGTATATATCCTATGCCACCACATTCTTGTATAAATGGTATAGAACTAATACCTTTGGTATGATACATCAAGAAATGAGACGCACCCCATCTATAACAATATTCTATTGATATAAGTGCAAAATTATTAATAGATTCATTTAAGTTTATTGTTATTGCGGTATTAGCAGTAGTTGGTGTTAATGCCGATCCTAATAATTTACATACCTTTATATTATCTAGTTCATCTTTAACTGTACTACTTCCATATTCTATTGAGGAAGCTGTAATATTGGCTCCTGCATCATCATCGGTACAATATATAATCATTCCATCTGGAATTTGTCCTGCTTGGTCAGCAGCATTAATAGCAGCCGTTGTACCTACAAATATAGGCTGTCCTTGACTTCCTTCTTTTACAATAAAGGGCTGCTCATTTGGTATCTCTCCAGACTGTATAGCAGCTAAGGCCTCAGCCATAGTTTCATATACTGGAATATCAGATCCGCCGACGAGGTCATATATATTTCCATCGCCTATATCTAATTGCGAAATTTTATTTGGCATATGAGTCCTCCTTTTAATTAATCATTTTTTCTAAGGCATCTATTCTGGCAGACAGTTTTTCAATCTGTTTTTGCTGCATCTGACAAATCTTAACCAAATATGGAGTCAACTTAACATAATCGATAGCTAATAGTTTATTGTTAAGACCTTTATCTTCATCAAATTCAGACTCGTCATAATCATCAGGAATATTTACTATCTCTGGCATGATATCAAGTGTCTCTTCTGCTATTAGGCCTATATTGTTCTTTTCTCCACCAAATTTTTCTTTGAAATCAAATGAAACAGGCCTTAGATCAAGAACTTTTTTTCCATCTTCTTCTGTTAGATCTTTAATATTCTCTTTTATAAGTTTTGATGAAAACTGTTGATAGCTGCCTGCCCAAATTCCTTTACCTTGATTCCATGCCTCGTTAGCTACATATAGGCCATCTTTATTAGTTCTAAACTCAAAATTCATAGGAGATATAAAGTCTAAATGTCCCACTCTATTATGAATATATGAATAGACAGAATCATTATTAGCATATATGGATAATCTTTGTACACCATTGTAATAGTAGTCCATCCAAGCAGCATCGTTATTTATACCATTTTTAGGATGAAATTCACCATATGTATCTAAGTTATACATCGTTTGTATTATCCTATTAGTAGCTAGTATATTTAAAGGGTTTCCAGCAAAAGAGCTATTAATATAATCATGTATTCTAAAAGTATTATCATAAGGATCTATATATTGATGTATACTTCTATTAGATGCATTACTTACAAATCTATTAAGTGTTAGCATAGGTTGACTGCTATTTTGTATAGTAAGACTACCAGTCATTGTATCACCAGATTTATTTACTTTTGTAGCATCGGCATTAGCTCTAGCAGTAGCTTCATTGCTTATAGCGGTATCAACAGCCGAAAATTTCCGAGCTACAGGTTTATTTTGAATATTATTGGTAGATGCTGTGTCTAATGCAACGTCACCTATAGGATTGCCTGCTATCTTTTTAGTGGTCCATGGCTTACCACTTTGTTTTACATATATTCCCATATTGACACCTCCTTTTAAATATAACGGATTGAGGTAGGTCAACATATTCAGCACTGTTTAGTAGGCTTATTGACCACACAAGACCTCTTATCCGTTTTTCCTCCAGCCTGCCTTCCTACACAGATATTGGAGTAAATGTTAACATCATATCTTTTCTAATACCACTGCCTACAGCATATATTAATCTAACTGTTTCACCTTTTTTTATGAATCCAGATATATTTGCTCTCATTTCATTAGGTGAAGCATTAAAGTAACTATTGTTCGTAGAGCCAATATAAATTGAGCCATATCCACTCACTATAACAGGACACAACGTAACAAAGCCGTCTGCTGTAGCTGTATATAATGTTGTCGCAGTAGTTATATATGTAGCATCACCATTATATACTACAGTTGGTGTTCCAATAGTTAATTTTTTATTTGTTATCTTATCATTTAACGCTTTACCTTGAGCAGCTGATAATACGTCAGTTGTCGAGGTGCTAGTAAGATTATTTACGATATTGCTTCTAGTTAATGGGTTTGTTAGCTTATCTTGTTTGTTATCCAACTCACTATTTATTTCATCGATAGCCCCAGTAACAGTACCATCACCAATGTCTGAAATATCAGTGCTACCAATTAGGTCGGTGATATATGGAAAAGCTGGATTTTCATTGACTATATCTTTTGGCGTCCCATTATCATTTATATATAGACCACCCATACGAGTTACCTCCTTACTTCATAAACATCTGAGCCATAGACATTAGAGGATTGCTCTGTTGCTGTGGCATATTATTAGTCATCATTTGAAGATAGCCATATGGATTATTTGCATACTCCTGCGGTATCTTCTGTCCTGTCATTTGCTCAAATAGAGCTTTTGGATCAGACATAGCGTTCATAGGAACATTCATATTCCTAGACGCTAAAAACTGCATTGGGTTCTGACGAAATTGCTTATATTGTTGCATTAATTGTGTTTGAAAGATTGAATTAGCCACGGATTCCGTCATCTCCCTTCTGTTGCATTGCTGCTAACACTGAGTTAACAATGTCGTTCTTAATAGATGCTACATCGTCCTTAGTTAAGTAGTTTGTTGATTGCTGCGGCTGTGCTACCTGCTGAGGTTGCATCACTTTCTCAGTATATGTGTAGTCTGAGAATGTGCATTGTCCAGTCATGTTATTGTTGTCCTTAACGTAGAATTCTGGTGCAAATCTATTGAAAATATAAGCTGTGTAGCCTGTAGGGACATTAAACATAAGCCCCTCTTCTCTATTATTAACAATACCTATAGTAAGCTTACCGCTACCAAGTTGGTTTGTAGGTTGCATTCCCATAAGCTGATTGTTGTGTCCTATCATTATGTCGCCTCCATTGTGAAGTAGTATACTGGGTATTCCTGTCCTGAATCCCAAGTATCATAGTATATGCCGTCTACTACGGCTATTGCATGTGTCGTTGTGCCTAAAATATAACGTCCTTTCGGATGGTCATTTGCAAACTTCTCTACAGTTATGCAACGTGGGCACATATTAGGAATATAATAGAAATGACATCCCATCTCATGCAACATTGTTCCCCAAACAAAGTTATTATTGGTAGGGTATAATTTCATTTTGTATCCTTGAGCCATAAGTTTAAGGAACGATTGGTCCCATGTTATGTCCAAGAAAGTAGATAATGCTCTTACGACACAGTCTCCCGTGTCATTCATGTTAGGGTTTGCGTTGTATTTGATGAAAGCCATTTCTATTTTACTTCCTTTTTTGAAAAGAGTATTCTGTTACGTTTTAAAGTAGTTATTTAATTTGCGCTAAGCGCTTTTCTTGTAGCAGGTCCGCATTTGCCGTCAACTTCGAGCTTAGCAGACTGCTGGAAGGCAATTAATGCCTTATCTGTATTGCTTCCAAAGTCACCATCAATGGTTAACTTATAGCCAGCTTCAACAAGTTCATATTGAAGCCACTTAACATCCTGACCAACGCAACCCTTCTTGAGAGTTCTAGTTGGAACCGGATAAGGATTCTTCTGTTTATATGTGATGACAGCACTTGGTACTGGGTCTAGGTACTGATAATTAATCCACGAGAAGGTTAGGCCATATTTCCATTTACCTTTCGTGATATCGGTGATAACTACACCATAGTTGATACCTTTAGCCTCAGCTACCTTGCCGTCACCAATGTAAACTCCGACATGGCCCTGATGCCAAACGACCACTCCAATAGCCCATGTCTTCCAAGTTGAAATTGGTAGACGAGCGTATGCTAGGGAATATAACTGTGCACTACCTAGCTCTTTGCCAGTGTAGCTTGAGATTAAGCCTGAGCAGTCTACATTGACTTTACCAACCTGCTTTCTAGTTCTAGCAAGAACCATATAAGCTGTGGTAACTGTTTTAGGATACTTTACATGCATCGATTGCATAAAGTTCTCTGTTAAGACCTTCATCTTCGAGCCGTAAAAGTAAGGTGTTCCTTTTTTCGATTTGGCATGTTCTGCCAATCCTATTCCTGTCATAGCCATGTCGTGTTCCTCCTTTTAAATATACAAAAATGTACCACTCTTGTATAAAAATGTTACTCTACAGTTACAGATCCCTGTGTTCCTGTGAATGTAGCTGTTACGCCACCAGCCTGTGTTACAACATCTACTGGTGTTCCTGCTGTAGGGAGTGTTCCCTGTGTGAATGTGAGTGTCTCACCTGAAACTGTCATTGTTGGAAGAGTACCTGCTGATCCAAATGGAGTTACAGATGCTGTTGTGTCATCACCCTGAGTTACAGAGACTGTACCTGCTGGTGTGAAGTTACCTGTTGCTGAAGACTTGAATGCAAGAGCTCCAAAGTTGTTCTTGCCCATCTCCTGCCAAGCTGATCCGTTCCATACGAACTCAGATCCGCTGTAAGATGCCATACCACCAAGAGTAGCTGTTACAGACTCTCCGTTAACCTGAATTGGATTTGTTGTAGATCCGTCGGTTAACTCTGTAGTTGTAACGCCAATCCAGTATAATGCATGACCGAGGTCCTCGATCATCTGACGGGCTGTAGCATCCTTGATATCATAAGTAATGTTTTGTACCTGTCCATCGACGGTAATAGGTAATACTACCTGAGAAAGTTGTGCGTTTGGCATAATGTGCCTCCTTTCTTAATTAAGAAAATATAAGTTTTTCATTTTCAACTGTAGGGGTCAAAACTCCCAAATCTGGTAAAGTCATTTCTCCCTCCAGAGTGGTACCGTTAATTACTGGTTTGTTAATAAGTAAGTTGTAATCGCTTGTTCCCATGCCCTGAACAAACTCCTCCTCAATATGCATGTTAATAAGCTCAGGATCTTCCTGTCTTTTTTCACTTTCTATTTTGAGGTTTGTAGTTAGCTCATCATTGAGCATGCCTTTAACTGTTCGTTCATGAATACATGTAGCGACTACCTTACCATCTGGATAGACTAACTTAAGTTGAATCCTGACTTTTTCAGGCTTAAAGAGATACATATCTTCCTCTGATAAGTCTATCCAAAAGCAGTCTTCGTCAATAACTAGATTTCGAATGATAACGTTTTTGTAAAACTGATGCATTGTGAGCTCAGCTCTCTTAACCTTGCTATAATCGAAATCATCCAAGTCTATCTTGAATTTCAATCTAAGAGATGTTCCTATTCTCATAATGTATCCCTCTCTAATTAGTAAGAGAGCCCAACATTCCGCCAGACTCTCTTTAAATCAACCTATAAACTCTTTTAGGTCAGCGATTATGTCCAATTCATAACCGGTAAATTCCTTAGTTCCGTATTATGAATCGGTCAAGGTGGTGACCTAGATACTCCGCAATTATGCCGCGTCAATGCGAGTAACATCATTCCCCTCTTAACTATTTATGTATAATATTTTTTACTTTTTCTAAGCAAGCTGGACATAATTCAGCCCTATTTAATGTGTGCGATAGTTGTCCTTGAGCATTAAAGAATACAAATGAAATTCCGTTTGCCTCTTGCTCATCGTTTGTGAAATCATAGAACTCGCCGCAAGCATCGCATTTCTTTGCTAAAGCCATATATAATTCTCCTTTTTAATATTAATCTTCACTAGCTATTACAAAAAATATGTATGTCATATAGTATTTATCCTAAATAAACAATTTCATAACTTAATGAACCAAAATGGCTTTCACGATCATCGAATCCATTAGGATATAAACTAAATCGCCATTCGTTTGCTGTATTCGACTTAAAGATGTATGTACAGCTCATTGCGTTCATTGTATTTTCCCAAATAACTATCTGTCCTCCTATTCTTTTATGATCGGTATGAGCAGAAAAGCTTAATACAGGTTTATCGTTACCTGCACCATGGTTGTCGTTGTTTATCCATGTTACTATTATCATATAGTAGGCACCAATAGCGCCAGTAGCTCCATTTGGTACAGTAACATCACGAGGCACAGTTGTTCTATATAATGCATCATGGTGATACCAGGATCTACCTGCATTTGCATTTACGTTTACATTTACATATCTAAAATTATTACCAGTGCCCATATCATGAACTCCAGTTGTCGTTATAACGCCATATGTGCCTGTAGCATCAGGAAACTTATTAACGGTTACTTTACTTAAAAGCTTACCAGAATCAGGTAATACAGTTTGAGCAGAACGAGATGCTGTAACTGTTTTAGCTTGTGATGGTGTAGGGGCAACGGAAACATATCTATATTCATGGTTTTCACCCATATCTGTAGTACTAGTACTTGTTCCCGCAGTAATAGACTTTGTCAAGGTATGGGTTGTTTTAAAAGGGACGAAATTACCATTTTTATCCTTATATCCATATTTGCCAGTAGAAGAATCCCTGACAAACTGGAACAACAATCCGTCACTAGCTTTAAGATACTTATCTCTAAATGTTATTAGAGATTGAACGAATCGTTCGTGAAAATTTCTTGACATAATTGGCCCTCCTTTCTTTTAAATTTCATCAGCAGTTATTACTATACCGTCTATAATTTCATCAATCTCATTTTGAAGATGTCCAGCAACATCACCATCCAATATAATACGAAGACCGTCAAACCATTCCTCAAAATCAGTTTGCTGCGCTGATTCCCATGCATCCATTTGAATCTCATTTTCAGTCATCCATTCATGAAACTCAGCATTCCATTGTGTTAGTAATGTTTGAGCATTTATAGTTTTAAGAATACCACTAACAAATGGCGTAGATGACGTACCAACCATATTTGTTATCATGGATTGAGTAATAGTTGTAACACCATTATTCACGGAAATATAGCAAATAGGTTTATATACTTCGCCATCTGTAGATGTTGGAACTGGTCTTGCTGGTGTTCCTCCTGTTTCGGTACCCTTCATATAATAAATGCTATTGATTCTTGTATCAGCATCTGTTGCGGGGTACATTTTTAAAAATATGCCATCAATTCTCTTATAATTAGCGATATATGGTGCATCCGCAATGTTTTGAATATAATCATTATCATTAAAAATCCAACTAGAATTAAAGTATCCCATACCGCTCGGAATGATAACATGCATTCCGCTTCCAGCTCTTGCTATGAATTGATTGCCTACATTCTGGAAAACGCCATCAATAATTAAACTGTTAAATAGCCTCGAAATATCAGAGGCATAATATTGCCTGTCGTGATTTCTTGCATTGAAAAATCCACTATGTATCATTTATATTGCCTCCTCATATTCAAATATTGGATACGACTGGTATCCGGTTTGTGTGAGACTTATTGTCATTTCTTTTATTCTTGCTGAGAACTGTACTCCGTATCGGTCAATAACATTCACAACGTCCCCGATGAAATAGTCTTGCTGATACTGGAACATTGCTCGTTCACTAGTATCAACCTCAGCCTCAACTTCTTTCTCGATAATATGCTCTTTAAGTTTAGCCTTACCGCGCTCGATAAGCATGTTATTGTACTCTGCGGGTGGAATCTCATCCTCCATTCCTGCATTACTTGAAATATCACGAGCATCTGTAAAGTATTCTCTTCGATTCAGAGCACTAGCTGAACCGTATATAGCAGTTCTACGAGCTAATCCTTCACCCTCACCGCCGATAAGAGTTACATTCTTATAGTTCGTTTTATCCTGCGTTCTCTTACTTGAGAATAAGTTATCATTCTCCAAAGAGAATACAACTTGAGGATATACTATCTGGCTTGTAGTTCGGTTGGCTCCAGCATATAATCTGAATTCAAATTGCTTGCTTGAATTTAATGTTATCTTAAATCCTAGATCATTGTTTTGACAAAGAGTCGTAATAACTTCTAGGAGATCGTCTCCTGTATACTGAGTTTCTTCTATACGTATAGATGTAACAGCTGTATCTGTGGAATCAATGAATCTAAAATTACTTATCTTTCTATCAGCTATGCTAGGGCTGATGACATTCTCATTAAGTAAGCGCTTAATAGCATTCTGCAAATTACCAGAAACTGTAGTCTGCTGCCAAACGATTCGTCTATCTAAAATAGATTCCAGAGGTCGGCCCTTAAATATAACAATGTCTCCCTTTTCTACATCCATATCTGGCTCTTGTCGCTCGATGATCATAGTACGGTCACTGTCTGGAATCTCAATATAATAATCCTCTCGTAACCATTCAATGTCTCGTGCTGATACTGGGACTTTAAGTTCAAAGTCTCCAACCTCATTGTAGCGAACATTCCAAATTAGAGATGTAAAACTATCCAACACACCAACTATGTCATAGTTAGTATTAAGTATATTAATATCCATATTACAATCCCTTATAAGAAACTCTGTATTTGATGTTAATAATCATGTCATACTCTCCCTCTGAAGCTGAGTATGAGAATAGATTATCTCCGCCCGATAGCTCAAACCAGTCTCTGGTTTTGCCCAAGGCATTTATTATGTTGTATTCAACACCACCTCTTATCAATCGAGCATACTTCTGTGTCTTGATTGTAGAGATGATGATATCGTCACCGTCTTGTATATAGCCGCCGGTTAAAGTCCTTATGATTGAATCGTTTATAGAAATTTGCTGCCTTAAATCAACGTTATAAATAACGAAATTTCTAACTGATCCTATAGCATGAATATTTAAAGTAATACCTGTTTCAGCTTCGCCAGTATAATAGATAAATTTCTCTTTAACAGTTCTAATGTTTCCTACTTCAATCATATGTGTTTCCTCTCCCTCGTCGACAGAAATGTCAGCATGGAATGGAAACTCGAATAAAGGCTCTATTCCTCCAAACGGCACATTAGTTTCATCCAATGTATACCAGAATGGGTCGGCGCATAGTATTGAAACCTGGCATGATGATTTCTCACTAAATATGTCAGGTTCATTCTTTTCAACAATTCCAGTAGCCATCAGCTCCCTATGGTCTGTCTTAGCTACAATTGTTACTTTCTTTTTAGTTGGGAAGATACGGTCACATTTGTGTCGTGACTCTTCGATATCTGTTCCCCAGTATTTAATTTTAAAAACAATGTTTCTGTCACCGAGTACCGCTGAGTTCTCAACTGAGTAATCGGAACCTGCTAATTTTGTTAGGTTTGCTTTCGCTGTAACCTGTCCTAGTCCAGTAACTGATGTGATAGCCAACCCAGACGAATCCGGGTCAGCTAAGATCAGTTCCAAACTTTCACCTAAGTGATTTGTGATAGTAAAAGATTCTATCATGATTGTGCTCCTTTAATCTGTGACATTAAATTCCTACTCTGACGATAGATTTCATAGCTATCCAACGCCTTAGGAGAGTTATTTGTTTGGTTAAATATAAAGTTCTGAGTGGTACCACCTGCTTGGTTAACATTAGTTGCGGCAGTCTCAAGACCTCTTTGAGTGAAGTCATTTGAGATGCTTCTTGACATACGAGCAGCTGTATCATCTGATAATAACTTATCGACATATGACTTCCCATTTTGAAGTTCTGTAAGATCCATTACAGGTGTAATGACTGGAGCCATACCATCAAACTCATGCTGTAAGTTTTCAGCAATTCGCTCAGTTACAGACTTCATCTGGTTGATTGTAGTGTCTGCTATATCATTAACAGATCCAGTTACCATCTCGGTTCCCCAAGTGATACCCTGAGCCCAACCTTCGTCAATAGATAAACCAAGACGTCTAAATACTTTTGAAGGTGAGTTAACATCAAGCGCTGCACAAGCAGCTTCATATGCAGCAACAGCTACTTCTACAGCAGCATCAATTACTCTTGATTTGCCAGCACGTATACCATTTTCAAGACCATCAATTAAGAATGTAGCAATCTCTTTGCCCTTGGCATAATTAAGGTATTGCTCGATTCCTTTAATACAATCGTTACTCATGATAATAAGAATATTTACTGGTATGTGCTTACGCTCATTAAGACCGTTTTCCATACCAATAATAACATTCTTACCTAAACGATACATTCTCTTTGAAGGAGATGCTGTTTCAAATCTCTGTTCAGGTATATGAGCAGCTGTCTCAAAGGTAGTATTCATGGTATCTGTAACTGCTTTACTGTCAAGACCGTTGATGAATCCAGTAGATGCCATATAACCAGTCTCAGCCATTTTAGCAGCAAACTGTTTAGCAATTTCTTCACCAATATGACTCTGCTCTTCCCAAACAACATTCATTCTTTGGAATTCTTCTTCAGTCATGTTAACCATAGCGTTAACTTCTTGGTATGACGCAGGACCTAATGTTGCTAAATGCTCGAGGATACCTTCATTAATACCTCGATCCATAAGGATCTGCATGTTGTTACCCCATTCACGAACACCTTCCAACTGAGATTCCATGTTTGATAAGAGTTTTGTACCTGAGAGTTCAGTCTTCTTATCAAATTCCTCAAATGGTGAGATTGAGTTCTGAATAGTATCAGCCCATTCCTGATTGAATGTTTGTCCAAAGGACTCAATCATAGCATGAGCATACTGAGTACCTGCTTCTGAATAACCTTGCTTGAGCAAGTTGTTGGTAATTTCATCGATGCTACCCCACTGAAGGATTAAGTTATTAAGGTCTGCTATTTCTTCCTTAGTGCCTTTCTTAAGAGCTTTAACAGTCTCATGACCGCCTACGCTCATCTTCTTAACCCATTCAATGATGGCTTTATCGTATCCCATAGCTGTAATTCTGTTAACGTCATCAGCCCACTGAATATGTTCTTTCAGATTGCTTCTAAGAGTATTAGCCATGTTGCTTAGGCTTGTCTTGGCTCCCTTTTCAGTAGCTTTAAATGCTTCACCAAGATCTCTAACAGCGGCTGCGGCACCTTTAGCTCCAGATCCTCCGCCACCAGTAGAACCAATAATATCGTCAAATCCGCTTGTATCTACATCAAGTGACATAGATGCTTCTTTGATAGCACTTTCTTGCATCTGACGCTTAACATCTGTTGGCAATGATGGATCAGCCATAAAGTCTGCTGAATTCTTACCATTAATAGTAAGAACTGGCTTGAAGTCAAAACTAACTTTACTCATCTGCTCAGCAAAGCCTTTAGCATATCCTTGAGCACCTGCCTTACCGTTGTTCTCAAAGCCAGGAATCATTTCAGCTAATTCACCATCAATTAAGCTACTCATATCGCCTAATGTACCTTCGAGAGATGGGAATCCGCCTTCCATGCTATTAACAAATGTGGTAACCATATCCAAGCCATATGTGTCGAAGTCACTTAAAGGTCCAATATCTGGATGGCAGAAGTGGATATAAGATCGAATTAAATCAGCCATACCTATAATAGCATCCTTAAGGGCTCCGATCTTTTTCTTAATACCGTTAACGAAGTTGCTAACTAAATCGCTACCCCATTTCTTAGCTTCATCAACCTTTTTGCCTATACCGTCTAAAGCTTGCATAGCTGGCTTGAATGCCGCTGCTACAGCTGTTAATGCTGCGGCAAATGCTGCCATAGCGACTGCGCATGCTGCCATTCCTGCTGCGGCTACTAGCATAGCTGCTCCAACAACGGCCATTGCAATACCTGGAACTACTAATTCAGCCAAACCTTTAGCAAGTCCAGAAATATCAATTTCTTGTGCTTGCATACATGCCGGTACTATAGCATTAAGGCCTTGTGCACCAAGTATTAATCCGACTGAGCCAGGTATTAAAGCAACACCAGCGGCACCTAATATAATTAATCCGCCAGCTAATGCTGCTAGACCAGCAGCTGTAGAAACGAATTGATCCTGATAAGCTACTACATTCTGTATGAATGCTGATACGGCTGGAAGCATAACATTCAATGCTTCAGAGAATACCATAAAAGCAGAAGCGGCAACTAGTATGGCACTTGCAAATATCATTGCAGCGCCTGCTATAGCGATCAATGCTGCTGCTCCAGGAGCTGCGATTGGTGTTAAGAGACCTAGTACAGCGGCTATAACGCTAAACATAAGCATTACGCTTACCATAGCTCCTGCGGCTGCTAGGATACTCTGCCAATCATTTTGAGCTACCATAGCAAGCGACATACCGATAAGAACTGCGGCTGCAGCAATACCGATCATAGCAACCATGCCAACTAATACGGTTGGTATAGCGCCTGCGATACCTGCTATGACAGCGAACGCACCCATAACAGCGACTATACCTAGAGCGGCTACTAATATGTTGACCCAATCATACTGAGCAACCATAGATAGGGATGCTCCAACCAGTAATGCTGAAGCGGCTAGACCTACCATAGCAATCATGCCTACTAATGCGTTTGGCACATTTGCTAATACTACAGCCATACCACCAAATACAGCCATGACAATTGACATAGCAATTGCCCCAGCAAGTATTCCGCTCCAATCATATTGAGCAACCATGGATAATGAATATCCAATGGCTAAAGCAGCAGCAGCGATACCAATCATAGCTAGCATTGAGCCTAGAGAATTTGAAGCATTTGCCAATACAACAGCCATAGCGCCAAATACGCCCATAACAATAGACATACCGGCAGCAGCTCCTATAATATTCTGCCAATCAAAGCCTGCTAAGAGACTAAGTGAGTACGCAATTGCTACTGCTTCGACAGCGATACCAATAAATGCATGCCAAATATCAGCAGTGAACGTTGTCTCAGCTAGTATCTTTGTCATAGCAGCAAATGTAGCAAATACCATTGACATAGCGAACGCAGAAGCTAAAATAGATTGCCATTCACCACCGAATCTTGATAATACTGTTAACGCTGCGGTAATTGGAATTAAAGCTAGTACCATAGCGCCTATTTCTTTGAATATGTTAGCTGTGAATTTACCAGCCATTAATACTCTGGTCATAGCAGCAAATGCTGCAAATACGCCAGCCAATGCCGCAGCAGCAGCTACTAGTTTACCTATATCACCAAGATCATCCATAGTCCACATAAGTAATGCTAGCGATCCAGCAATAGCAACGAGCATCATAATCATACCC